CCGTGTGGACAAGTTCGATTGCCTCTTCTAATGTCGGGACTGTTGCTTCTTCTTCCTGCTTTTCAGATTCGTTTTCAACAAATTCGAAAACTACGGCCGAATTAAACTTTGATTGTCTTCTACCCGAATAGCAGGCACTTGTGAAGTTGGAATAAAACTCGTCAAACTCAGCCTGAGAATCGAAGTCCTTAGACCATGTTTTCGTAGAAGGGTCGTAAACGAATCCTTGGTTTTTCAGACTTTCTTTTGCATTGAATGTGTTTTTAACTGCAATTGCTTTCATTTCCTTACGCCGCTTATAGGTTGCCGCCCTGTTCTAATTGTTTGTTTTTTGATTACACTACAAAGATACGACTTTTTTCTTTGAATGCAAATTTGCATTCAAATATTTTTCGGGAAAAGTAGATATTTAACATTGTTTATCACTTTATCCTCTTTCCTCCAACACCTTCTTAAGCCTCTGCAACCTCAGTATATCACTTGCGAAGGTCGGATTATCCCAATTTCTCTTAACCGATCTGACATGCACATCGATGTACTTTCTCAAATCAAATATATTCTCACACTCGCTTAACCGGATCTCGTTAAACGTCACTTGGTAGTTTTCAAACCAGGCTATTAGCTGTTTTAATTCTTCGCTCATGTTTTTTCGGGCAAAGGTAACTACGAAAAGATATTTTATCAACAATGTATTGTTGATATGAGGATTAATTTGTAATTTTGTGCAAAC